TACAATTTTTAGAATGGCAGTATTGTTTACAAGGCCGTCAAGCTTAATCTTTGCCGGGGCGTTTGAATACCGGCTAACTGAATACATGGGTACAAACATTTTCAAAAGCACGTCGCTTCCTCTCTTTCTTAGTTTCTCTGCAAAAACTCATAAAGCGCGCTGTCGGTGTTGTCCGGCTGCTGCTTAGGCAATAGGTCGGTGAGCTGCTTAAAAAGCAGGCTATACCGTTGAATGGTCGTGTTGTAGGCTTTGAGCGCGGGGCTTTCCCTCATAAACTCCTGGCTGCCCTGCTTAAATAGGTCTACCGCGCCGTGTTCCTCTACTGTGGTTTTAAGCTCGTCCAGCGTCTTAGCCATAAAAGCAAGCTCTTTTGCCAGCTTTTCGGCAATGTGTTTTCTATCGTCCGGCACAAGCTTAACCATTTTATTAAGCTGTCGAATGTCCTTGCAAATCTGCTTATCTTCCTTTATCTCCACAGTAAAAGCCCCCTTGTTACTTAATGTTTACGGCCGTGTTACCGGCATTTTACCCCGCCCCCCTTATGCAAACCATTAGAGGGGCATTGCGAAGTCCATCATCGGTCATTTAGCCAACCGTTTTATTTTGGAAGCCGGGGGGTGTTCCGTTTTGTTACCCCCTTGCTGCATTGCCCTAACCCTAAGTTTAATTTAGGGTCACGGCACTACATCGGCACAAGCTCCCCGTCAGAATTAAAACGTAGCCCAGAAGCACAAGCCCCGCCCTTGCCCATGTGTTCGGCGTTATGGCAGTCAATACACAAGGCGCAAAGATTATCCCAGTTAAGCGTTATGTCCGGGTCGTTAATATTCTGCGGTGTAATGTAGTGGATATGGTGGACTATGCGCGCCGCATTCCCGCAGCGTTCACATACATAGTTACGGCTTTCCATATATGCCGCTTGCGTGTTCTTCCACGCCTTGCTGCTGTAAAAACTTTTCGCATAGTCCTTTGCCATACCCTACCCCTTATAGGTCGTTGTTCTCCCTTGCAATTACTGTAAGGGACTTAAGCAGGCTGTCAATTGTGCGCTGCAACCGTTCGGCTTCTGCCTGCTCCGCGTTATACCACAGAGTAAGCAGAAACTTTGTAACGGTGTCTGCAAGCGGTTCACTGGCCTGCGTGGTGTAGTCCATGCCGGTAGCTACTTCAATATAGGACGGTGCAGCGTCAAGCAATCCTTGAATTACCGTGTCGTTGTCCGTGCCGTTAATTCGTAGCCAGTCCCGGGCAGTTGCCAAAGATACCGCCATAAGTCAGCCCCCTATTAGGTCGCGGAACGGGTCAGCTTAACAAAGGCTTCCGTAACAATGGGCTTGCAGTCGGCAATAGCCATAGCGCGGTAGTCAATGCGGCCAGACTTGAAGCTACTCTGGGTGGAAGCTTCAACCATGATACCCTCGGGCAGATTGTAGCCCATGTAGTTGAAGTTACCGAACAAAATAACCTCGTCGGCCAGATTGTCGTCAACCACAACGGGGAAGCCCAGGATTTTGCCGATCTCCTCGCTCTTGGGGTCTGCAATGAAGATCGGGCGGTCGTTGTTGTCGCACAGGCCATAGAACAGGCTGTACAGGGTGGCGTTGTTCATAGCCCAGCGCGCGCCGTTGGCATAGCCACGCTTAAGCAGGGCAACGGTCTTAACCACGTCCGCATACTTAAGGCCGTCAGTCTTGGAGAACGTCAGGCTATTCTTTCCGGTGCCGGTGGTAGCCCAGACAATGCCGGGAAGCAGGCCGGTTCCCTGCGCGCTGCCGGTGCCATTTACCACGCCATCGGCCAGGCACTCCATAACGCAAGCGGCCAGCTCGTCGGACAGATAATTTTCAAAAGCGGAAACGCTCATGCGCTTAACAGAAGCGGAGATACTGAAAACCTTGATAATTTCATAATTGCCAAAGTTCACAGCGGCCACGGTAGGCTCTGTGCTGTCTACTGCGGTTCCCTCGGCGTTCCAGGAAGCCTTTGCAGACGGTGTACCCACAGGGATAGAGATTTTAGCAGGCACATTGAAGCCACGGCAAACGGAAAGAATGCCGCCCATAGTACGCGCCTTGCTGACGACCTCGTTAAGGGTCTGGGTAGGAATGACGGCCGCCACTTCGGAAGTGGTGCTGTAAGCGTCGGCGCGCTGCTCAACCATAGCACGGTCAAAAGCGGCCTTTTCAAAGCCGGTCAGCTTCTGCCCAAGCAGGGTCTTATAAAAGGCGTTGCGATATTCAGCAGAAGCGAAAACGTCGCCCTCGGTAGCTTCGTAAGAAGCCCTGCGCTCAAACGCCATGCCGGTAACAGGGTTAAAGCCGCCCTGTGCGCCTGCGCTGCGCTGCTCGATATTCTCCTTAGCCTGCTTAAGGCCGTCCAGCTCAATATTGAGGGAAGCAACGTCCGCGTTTGCGTCGGTGTCGATCAGATGGCCGATTTCTGCGGCGCGCTGCTCGATCTCCTTAACGGTGCTGTTCATGTAGTGGTTAAAAGCCTCGGCAATAGTATTGAATTTCATGTGTTACACTCTCACTTTCATAATTTGGTTAATTTTGATTTTTGCGGCTTCAATCATAGGATTTTTGGCCGCTTCCTGCATTGCTGCCCTCGCTTGTACGTCTGTCTGCGGGTACGCCGGGAACGGGCAAATACTCACCTCGTACACCTTTTCAATTTTGTTAATTGTCCGGGTGTTGGTGGTTCTGTCGTAGCTGTCGCCCCCCATAGGCACCTTAAACGCAAAGCTCATGCCGGACAGGTCGCCGCGCTGTACTGCCGTATAAACGCTTCTTGCTTCCTCTGTTTCCGGCAACGTTGCAACCATCTTTAACCCTGCCGGGTCGCTGATAAATTGCATTGTTTTAGGTGTCCGGGCAAGTGGCACCTTGTTAAGGTCGTGATTGTAAAGAAGCCGTGCGTCGCTAAGGTCTGCGCCGTCAAGCGCGCCCCTTTTAATTACCTCGATATACTGCCCTGCCGGGTCGTTAATCGTAGTCGGCTGATCGTAAACAATCGGTAAACCCTCTATAATAAGCCGGTTTTCATTCCCTGCCGGGTCTGTTGCCGTTCTTATCTCGCAAATTCTAAGTTCTTTCATTTACCCCATACCTTTCTATAACCGAACGTCTGCCGGAACAATCCCGGCGTAAACGGGTATTCTTTGCTTTCCTTGTTCCCACAGGTGGCGCGCTTGTTAGGCTGCTCCGTCTGCCAGGACTTGGCGCGCTGGTTAAGTCTGGCATTTCTGCAAGCGTAAAAATTATGGTTCATTTTCGGAAGCCCCCTTTTTCGGCTCGTTAAGTTGGTACTGGTTTGCTTTGTTTGCGTCCACTACGTTAAGCGTTTGAAGCCGCTTGTCGCCGTCCTCTACTCCGGGCAAGTTGAGAATTTCCAAAGCCTGGTTAATTGTAAGCAGGCCATAAGGCACAAGCTTTTCAATAAGGCTTACTTTTGTGGTATTACTGCTGAATTGCAGGCGGCCGCTTTCAAACAAAACCGCATTGCCGAATGCCTGTTCGCGCTCGTTAAAAATCTTTCGCGTAAATTCAAGGCTCATTTGTACGGCAATAGGCTCAATCACGCTTTCATAGAATGCCGCCCACTCGTTTTCGTCGTAGCTGCTGTTTACGATCTTCTCCGTAACGCCCAGATAGTCATAAATTTTTTTCTGAACGGCTGCAAGCTGCTTGTCGTCAATGGTGGCCGGTGTAACGGTGATCGGTTCGTATTCCATCTTCTGGTCTACTGCAACCACGCCGCCGTCGTTGGCAATGCTCAAATAGTCCGTAATAAAGCGGTCTTTTTCTTCCTTGAGCTTTTCGGGTGCCATAATCTGGGTAAACTTCAAAATGCCCCGAATGTTTGCGCTGCTCTTGATCGAATTTACAAGCCCCTCATTCTGGGTGTGTGCCAGCTCTAAAGCGGGCATAAGCGCGCTGTTTGTGTCGCCCAGAAGATCGTTGTCGTTGAAGTTCCGGCGCAAGTGAATTACTTCCGAATATGGAAGCAAAACCGCCTTGCCATTTCTGAACGAAAAACGGCAAAATAAATCCCCGCTGGTGTCCGTCATAAACTCACAGTTCACGGAACCAATGGGGTAAATTCCTGTAATGCTGCCGCGCTCGTCTTTTTGCAGATAAGCAAAGGCATTGTTATAAAGGAAATAATGGGTTACAAGCTTGTACAGCATATCAAACGCCGACATATACGGGTTAGGCTGCACTTGCAAAAGCCGGTTAAGCTTGCAGTCGCCGTCTGCTTTGTTATGGTCTGCATACTTAATAACGTGGCTTCCTTTAAGCTTTGCTGCATTCCTTGCGATAGCGTCAACCGCGCCCCTGTAAATATCGTTTGCGTAAGCGTCGCCACTCCACGCCGTAAACTGTGCCGTGCTGCCGTTCATGATCTCCGCGCGCTCCATGTGAACCGGCTCCGGCTTGCTTTTGAAAAGCTTCTGAAACGGATTTATAACTGCTCGCCCCCTGCTCAATAAATTTTATTTTCGTAAATCTCTAAAATCTGGCTTCCGTTAATAATTCTCCGTTCGTATGGGCTTAACCAGATATAAAAAAAGCCGGGCAAACCCTCGCTTCGGGTTATGTCCTGGCACTTGATACAACCGATATTTGAAACTCTTACCGCTACGCACTCCATTTGCGCGCCCCTCTCTGTTCAGCACGGATAAGAAGTATTGCTTTGTATGGCGTGGGGTCTGT